GGTGCTTTACGACGGAATCGCTGGTTGTGCGAAATCATCGACCTGTCGGGCGCTGTTGAAGCACGGTTCAAGACGTGCACTCATAATTTGTCCTACGAGGAAATTGGCAAAGGAATGGCGCGAATCCAAAGTCGGGCTGGCAATAACCAGGCACAAAGTGACGAGAAAGACTTGTCACGGCAGAGGACTGATCATCATTGACGAGGTTTTCTGCTTCACCAGGTGGGAGATTGGGGCCTATCTTAGGCACGCTTTCATCAGCGGGTCAGATGTTATAATGCTTGGAGACCGACAACAGCAGTATTCAGATGGAGATGAGATGACTGTGGCAGATTTGAGGTTGTTGTCACCTTACGTCTTGAGAGGCTGTGTGTCCAACACACAGCCGATTGACTCCATGAAAATCTGCCGCCTAGTTGCTGCGGGCGATCGGTTTGCCAACATTTTCCAGACCAGGTCTGAGATAGATCGTTCGATCTATCTAGAAGATGCCGGTGGCCCGACGATGGATCTCATGGCAAAGTATAAGCTCGAAGAGAAGAAAATATCTACGAGTGAGCTGTTGCTTATGAAGGATAGGATGGATGTTCCATTAGGCTATAACCGTCCTGATGTGGAGTATGGTTTTGATCCCAACCGGTTAGAGGTCAACACCATAGCCCGATGTCAAGGCATGCGCACCGGTGTTTGCGTGGTGGCGTTGTCGCGTGAGAGGAGGACCGAACACTGGTTGGCTGAGCAAAGGGGTCTAGCTTATGTGGCAATGTCCAGGCACACGAAGATGTGTGTCGTCAGTTGTTCTGTGACCGAGTTCGGAGAGGCGTTGAACGTGGAACTGCAGAGCTGGCACAAGGTTGACGGCCTCTTAAATAAGGTGTCAAGCGATGAGCATCACCACCGACCTGTCAAGTTGATACAGTCATTACGGATGCAGGAATCTGAGATTATGGTGAAGTTGATGGAACGGGGGGCCATCACGCAAACAGGTAAATTCGTTGCTTTTGGTAGCATTAGGGAAGATTGGAGACCGTGGCCGCAGTGTGCACCACCGGAGTTTGAAGTGGCACGAGGTTGTTTCAAACAGACGACAGATGCGTTGAATTGTGCCACGGTACCTTATGCACATTCACCAGCGGCCAGATTGCCGATCTTTAAGCAGGCAATGGGTTTGCACTCTCTGCGTCGACCCTTTCCGTCACCTGTTGAATACCTGCAGACAGATTTCCACGGGTTAAACAGGATAGCTGTTCCCCAGACGTCAAACGATGAGGTGCTAGACCTTAAGAACGTGGTCGAGCGTACAGCACGTCCTAGAACAATTGCGGAAGACCCATTGTTTATTGAGACGCATGGAGAAAGACTTTGGTTGGCTGTCAAGGAGTGTTTCTTAGATGCGGGCGCAGAGAAGATGTGGTCTACGGAACCTTCGGTTCTCGATTGGGTCAAAACGCGAAGCCCTGATTTCGTCAGGAAATATATGACTTCGGACCCCTATGGTTTGACATCACAATCTGTACGCAGCAACGGTTTTCTCAAAACCCAGGTCAAAGTCAAATTGGATCCTGAATTCGCGATGGAGGAAAATTATGGACAAACGGTGTTAGCGAGTCCACCTGACTTCAATGCCATCTTTGGGCCTTATAGTAAGATGTTCTTGAGGAACGTCAGACTAGGAACAAGATTTGGGGTCATTTTGGACTCAGGTTATTCAGACAAGGATGTCGCTCGCGAGTGGCGGCAGGCTGGGATCTTGCCTAGATTTGCTGATGAAAACCACCAGGCCGATGTCAGTAGACAGGACACGAGTCACACCCCGGTCACACTCAGGGTCTTCAGGAAGGCTATGGTCTATTTCGGTATACCAGATGAGCTTGCGGCTCTGTATGAACTGCACAGTCGAGCTTATCAGTACTCTTCTATGAAGACGCAACTATACAAAGGAACGGCCAGGTATAACCTGGGCTCAGGTGATCCTTTCACGCTTGTCAGGAATATCTTTGAGGTACTCACTGTTTTTGTCGAACGCTTTGACAATGGGGACCTTGCCAAGACAAATTGCATAGTGAAGGGAGATGATTACTTGGGTGACAAAATACCGAGGAGAATCGCCAGCACAGTGCCGGAAATACGGGAAACAGTCTTAAAGGAAGCCTTCAATGCACCTCCGTATCACGCTGGTAGATTTTTCCTCTCAGATGATGTTGTTCCGGACCCATTAAGGATGATTGCGAAGGTTGCTACTAAGCCATGCAACACTGTTGAGCGTTACCAACAACTTCAACAGTCATTCTATGACCGCTACATTCCCTTGGGACCAAAGGCTTGGAGTGAGATGAGACATTACCTACCTGTAGCTTACGCGAAATTTGACAGTGATTTTGCTAACAGCGCTCTCGAGCTGTATAGAGCACTGATTGATAGACGTCATTTTGCCGAGATTTTCTCCAATTTCTCGCAAACGGATGCAGGTCTCTACACTTTGAGCAGGGACGGTGGTTGCACGAGTTTTGCTTTGGCGGCATGCACCATCTTGAGGAATGACGTTCCTGAGGGTTTGTTGGACCGTGAGTA